GTGGCACTGGAGGAGGTAGTGCTGGTACATTATCAGCCGCAGGTAGCGGGGGTGTATCCGAGTTCGGAGGCGATGGTGGTAATGGCGGTGCTGCTGGTGCTGCGGGTTCGGCTGGTGCAGCTGTAGGTCAGAATGCTGGCGGTGCTGGCGGTGCTGGTGGACAAGCAGTAAACGGCAACTCAAACATAACTTGGATTAATACAGGTAGCCGTTTAGGCACAATCGTATAGGAAATTAAAATGCAAATAACATATGAATATAAAATTATAGAAGTTGATGAAGAATCAAGGACTATGATGGTTGAGTACATTTCTCTAGGGCGAGAAAAAGTTTTAATGGGCATACCTACACCCTTTAAAGGTGAAGTTCTAGAAGAGGTTATAAAAAATTATGCTCCGATTCAGCAGTGGTTAGATTTAGAAAAAGAACTAAGCCCGCCTTTAATTGGAACAAATGGTTCAATTTTACAAGGTACTGACCAAGATTCGGCACAAGCGGAGGTAATCTTATAATGGCTGCGTGGAGGTTTAAAACACTAGTTAATAGTAATACTAACAGCTTTTCTATTTTGACGGCTATATTTAAAAAGGGCGATATTTTCCAAGCAACCACTGTAAACCAAAATACGACAGGAGGTGTTAATTTTCTAACCTCAGGTTCTGTAGATTTTTATGATGCCAATATGAAGCTGAGAGTGCAACAAAGCCGAGAAGACGGTAGGATTTTAATACCTACTTTAGATGACGAAGAGCCTTTAACTGAATCTGGCGAGAGATTAGTTAATATGTCTGCCACCGAAAATGGACGTTATTATTGCGTCAGTGGTAAAGATTTGTGGGATGGGGAGGTATTACAACTATCTCCTAACGAAACCCAAACTCTTACTGATGTTAAAGGTAAACGACTGTTCCTTGCAGAAGACGGTATTTCGGTAAATGACATAAATTACGAAAGGCATCAGGTTATTTATTTTGAGAGTATTAATACAGCAGTGATTAAGTCGGGTGACACTCCTGCTATTGGTGTACTTTTTTATAAAGCATAGGTGACATATGAATTTCTACCACAAAGTAAAACTTACATTGTTTACTACTAACTTGGTAGGTATATTAGGGCTCACCTTCTACTTTTCTTGGTGGGGGTTAGCCACCGCTCTAGTCGTTTGGACGGTGTTTAACACAGGCGTTTCTGCTGGTTTCCATAGGCTATTCTCGCACAGGTCTTATGAGACAAATAAGTTTTGGTGGTGGTTCTTACTACTTGCGGGTACGTTAGCCAGCATTGGAAGCTCTATAAGCTGGGTAGGCCAGCACAGACAACACCATGCTAAGTCAGACGTTGAAGGCTCAGACCCTTACTACCCTCATGGCGGTATTATTAAGGCTTGGGTCTTAGGGCCGTGGCCTTCTGCTATCCTCCCCCTGACTGTTAAAGATTTGATTAGGGATAAAACACACAAGTGGCTGCATGATAACTATTTCAAGATAATCGCGGGCTATGTTGTTGTCTTGGCTCTAATTAACCCAGAGCTAGTAATTTGGGCATGGGCTTTACCCGGAGCTATAGCTTTCTTCAGTCTTCAGATGACAGGCGTATTTGGTCATATGATAGGGCATCAAAAATGGGATACAGGGGACAAGAGCATGGATTGTCACTGGTTAAATATCTTCACTTTTGGCGAGAGTTATCAGAATACCCATCATTATAGACCTAAACAGATAATCATGGGTAAATATGATTTTGCTGGTTATCTAGTTAAGTACATTTTCCAAAAGAAAGAGGCTATATGAATCATAATATAGCTGTAAGAAGTTTACAGGTATTTAACCATATAATAGGTCTAGCAGGTATTGTATATCTATTCATGGGAGCATCTGCACATTATGCTTGGATAGCTTTATTTACCTACTGGACTATAGGTGTTCTTGGAATAAATATCGGTTTCCACAGGCTTCTAGCACATCGAAGTTTTAACACTTACCCTGTAATTGAAAAAATTCTAAGTGTTATTGGTGTTATCACTTCAGTAGGAAGTCCTTTAGCTTGGGTGACTCTACATCGGATGCACCATAAGACCACCGAGACAGCGGCGGACCCTCATAGCCCCTATCTGCTGGGCAACTTCAGGGCGTGGTTTGGTTTCTGGAATATCACACACTTAGATTTAAGTTTAAGTAAAGATATCAGAAAGGACAAATTCCAAAAGAGGCTGCATAAGTATTATTTTAAGATTATTTTGGCGTATTGCATGGCTCTTGCTGTGATAGACCCTATGCTAATCATCTTTGCTTACTGTATCCCTGCTTGTCTCTGTTTACATAGTTCTAGTGCTATTATTGTGATTGCACACAGACATGGTTATAAAACACATGACTTAGGTATTGACGAGGCTCGCAATAGCTGGGTAGCTAGTTTAATCACGTTGGGTGAGGGCTGGCATAACAACCATCATCACAACCCAAGAGCGTGGTCTAACCAAGAGAAGTGGTGGGAGATTGACCCTAATGCTTGGTTAATTAAAATAATCAAAAGGAACACAAAAAAATGACTACGCCAAAGCAAGCAGCTAGACCAGAAGAAGAAGAGATATGAAACGCTCCGTAGTTCTATGTCACGGCTTTAATGTCAAGGATGGCGGCAAAGGTACTACCGACAGCTTACGAGAGCTTACAGAGGCTTGTGGCTACGATGTGCTTGAGGCTGACTACGGGTTGTTCGGTCTGTTTGCGGTCAGGTACTTCTCAGATAACATTGCCAGTGTAATAGCTGGTATGACTCCTGAAGGCTCCGTGGGTGTAGGGCACAGCAACGGCTGTAATATATTGCTACAGGCCGCTGAACAAGGCGCTGCGTTTGACAAGTTAATCTTCATTAACCCTGCACTGGACAATGACTTTATTGTGCCTGAGCAGGTCAAGAATGTCGCGGTAATTTGCAATAACGAAGATGATGTGGTACAGATATCTAAGTTTATCCCATTTCACAGATGGGGTAACGCTGGCAAGGTCGGGTACAGGGGCGATGATGACCGTGTAACGAACTATGAGTTCAAAACAGGTGGAGATAATCCGCACAGTGACGCATTTACGACAGAAGGATTCGATGAGCTGTTTGTCTGGCTGCTCAAGGACGGTTAATTATGAGTACCTATGAATTTTTTAGTGATGAAGAGCTAACATGCCAGTGTGGCTGTGGGCAGATGGCTATGGATGGCCAGTTTATGCGTAAAGTTGTCGAGGGCCGCAGGGTTCTTGGCTTCCCATTTATAGTCACCAGCGGGTACAGGTGTTCAGAACACAATAACAACGTATCCGGTTCGGGGTATAATGGCCCCCACACACTCGGTAGAGCGATTGATATTAAAGCAAACTCAAGGCAGAAGTTCCTTGTGATGAATTATTTCAGGGGTGAGGGCATGACGCGCTTCGGTGTGGCACGCTCATTTATTCATTTTGATGATTTAACGGAACATGATTTGTTCGATGAGGAAGTCGTATGGACGTACTAAAAAATGCATCAAGACACTTAGCACAAGGGACAAACTAATGCCGCCGTCAGAAGAAGGTTTGAACAAGATGAGCCAGCGTATAGATGATATTGAGGGCAGCGTGAAGGTGTTTCACGGGCAGATTAGAGCGCTTGGCGACAAGCTGGACAGTCATAACGATGCTCTCGAAAGGCACGTGGAGCATTTCAATGCTCACGAGGCTGAACAAGCTCACCGCCACAGACAGTTTCTGGATGCTCACACTGATAACACTGAAGCTATCACGCGGCTAACGAAAAGCGTGGCAGGGGTCATTGAGGTCTACCGAACAGCAAATAGCTTGGGTAGATTTATTAAATGGGCTTCGGGTATTGCCATTGCGATTACCACCCTGCTTATATACTTGGAGAAATAGGCCATGTTCGGTGAATTTAAGTTTTCACAATCATTATTTGCTACATCATCCGCTGTGAAGCAGTGGCAGGAACTATGCCGCAAGGCAACTGTCTGGACCACAGTCGATAAGTCCGTAATTTTAACAAGCAGATGCGCGTAAGGGGATACCATGCCATTAGAGTCAACCACAACAATTGAAGGTCTTGATGATTCATACCCATTAGGTGGTGACCCCACTAATAAGGGCGATGACCACCTGCGGTTAATCAAGTCTGTTCTCAAGACCATGTTCCCCGGCGCGGGAGGTAATGGCTTCTCCATCCCAGTCGTAGCGACTGAGGTTGAGCTTAACTACCTATCAGGGCTAACATCAAACGCTCAGGACCAGTTTGACGCTCTCGGTGTCAGCATTGCCGCGCTCACAGGTCAACTATCAGCACCGACAGGCACTCGTATGCCGTTCCATCAGGCCGCAGCACCAACAGGATGGACACAGGACGTAAGCAAGAACGACTACATGCTGAGGGTTGTATCTGGGACCGGTGGCGCTGCCGGTGGTACAGATAGCCCTATCCTGAATGACAAGGTGTCGGCTCATACCCACATCATCAACATAACAGACCCCGGGCACAGTCATAAACAAACTAATGATAATCTGACTGGTGTTGATAATGATTATTATGGCGCTGGTGCTAGGTATGTTGCAGTTGGTCAGAACACCTCAACAGAGACAACAGGAGTTACCGCATCTGCAGACAATAATGCCGGGGCCTCAGACTGGACCCCAAAATATCTTGACGTTATCATAGCGGTTAAAGATTAATGGCGATTGATGTCGTCATTACATGCCCGCTAGGCTCGACCTGCGAGGAGATTGTGGACGGAAAGATTCACCGATGCGCATGGTACACTGAGATGAAGGGTACGGACGCGCAGGGCGAGGAACATAACGATTGGAAGTGCGCTATGGCGTGGATGCCGATACTACAAGTGGAAGTGGCAGGCACCCAGAGAGGGGTGGCTGCGTCAGTAAATTCTATGCGAAATGAAAATGTCAAGAGACAGGACTTAGCACTTAAAGCAATGAACGAGGCGAGTACAAATGCCAGAATTATTAAACCTTAGAAATGCCGGGGTCAAGGGTCTTAACTCTGACGTTAAGCCGTGGGAGTTGGCAGCTGAGTACATGACCTCTGGTGCAAACTTTCGCATCTTTTCGGGCGCGATACGTGCGTCTGGCGGTAGCACCACATGGACAACGGCAGCAGCACCAACATTTAACCCCGGCTTCATCCTTCCCGTTGCATCAACATCTGCTGACTATTGGATTGCTGCTGGACGTAACGATATTCAAGTGTTCGATGGTGCTACGTGGACCTCTATCGCCTCGGCAGAAGGTTACGCTGGTGTAGGTGCAGGCGATGAACTGAAATGGACTGGGTGTATGCTTGGCTCAATCCCTGTCATTAATAACCCGCAGGCACAGCCAGAAGTCTGGGTCCCGCAATCACCGGGTCAGATATTAACACCGCTACAGTGGGATGCTGCAAACACATGGCAGGACAAAGGCTTTAGCTTTAAAGTTATACGCTCGCACAAGAATTTTCTATTCGCTCTCAATTTAACAGAGGGCGCTACAGAGCTACCAAACTCAT